CGTCAGATTCTCGACGGGGGTCAGCGCGACCTTCAGGTCCGCGTCCATGGCGATGTCCGCCTTGCTCCACGTCCACTCGAACTCCTGCCCGAGGTCGTCCGTGTACCGCATCATGCGGTCGCGGTCGTAGAACACCTGCATCAGCTGGAGCATCGTGCGGGCGATGGCGATGTACCAGTCGGCCAGCGCGCCTCGGCGCTCCGACTGGCGCTCCTCGCCCTTGCCCGTGACAATCTGAGTCTCGGTGGCGGTGGTGCGCTTCGACGGGAACACGCCGCGCATGGGCTCGTTCACGCCGGTCGCTTCCTTCAGCTCGACCTGCACCTCGCCAGGAATCTGGTACGCTTCCTGCGGGAGCGAGGGGAGCTGAACCTGCCCGATGGAGTCCTTGCCGTAGCCCTCCTCCATCTCGACGTACTCACCCCAGACCGGCGACTTCAGCGAGTCCTTGCCCTTCTGGGTGAGCGCGCGGCCCGGCCCGAACATCTTCGGGATGGTGCGCGCCACGTACGTCGCGGCGTTGCTGCGGTACTCGTCCAGCTCCTCCAGGCCCGGCTTGATGATGCGCATGTCGCCCAGGCCCTCGAAGTTCGCCGGGTCATCGCGGACGATGAGCGGCTTGAAGGGGTTGCGGTCCTCCAGGTCCAGGTTGAACATCAAGGGGTTGGTGCGCTGGTGCAGCACCAGGTTCTCGTTGTTCTTCGGGTACACCGTGACCAGGCCGGTCTCGAAGTCCCACATCTCGACCACCGTGATGCGCATGTCGTCGGCGAACTCGTCCTCGCCGAAGTCACGCATCAGCTCGGCGTCCACCTCCATACCGGTCGAAATCTTGCAGTCGCCCACGAGGTCGTCGAGCATCTTCGGCCCCTTGCGCTCCCCGTAGCGCGCCTTCGCGTAGTCGCGCCACACGGGGTTCTGCTTGACCTCCTGCTCCGGGTACAGCGTGTACTGCGCGACCCAGCGCATGTCCTCGACCTGCTTGGCGGAGGGGTCGTAGCGGATGAGGTCCCACGGCACGTAGTCCACGCACACGCGGTCCCTGAGCACCACGTCCACTTCCTCGGTCATCTGGAGCGTCCCGGCGTCGATGGCCGCCTCGATGTCGGCCTCCGTCACCGCGCTCATGTCGGTGCCGAACAGCGCCAGGACCTGAGCCTCGATGGCCTCGTCCGGCCGGTCTCGCAGCTCCACGTCCTCCACGTAGTCGTAGTAGACCTTGGCCCAGCCCACGTCCACGAGGAGCGCGTCCTTGATGGCCTTCTTCGCGCGCTTCTGACCTTTGGTGTCGCGCCACGCCTGGTTGAGCGCCCGGGTGGCTGCGAGGGCCTGAAGCTGAGTGCCGTGGCCGATGTTGTCGAGGATGAACTCCACGTCCACGGCCACCATGTTGGCGAACATCGTGTCCACGATGCCGATGCCGGTGGTGACCGTTACGCGGTGACCGTCCTCGGTTACCTGGTCCTCCTCGACCTCGTTGCGGTACCGGTCGATGAAATCCTCGCGCTCCGACTTGCCCTTCTCGAACTTGCGGTCGGCGATGCGAAGGCGTCGGTTGTACACCTTCAGCATGGTCTCCTCGTCCTTGTAGACGCGGAACACCTCGTTCTTCGCCATCTGCTAGCTCCTACCTGAGATGGTCGGGGTGAAGGTCGGCCGCTTCCGGCCGCCTGACCCGAGCCACTTCTTCGAGGACTTGTGCAGCAGCTGCTCGAACACGTGACCGTACTGATTGTCCGTGTAGGGCTCCTGCTCGTCCTTCTCGTCGATGTCTCGCGGGTGGAACGGAAGGAGCACCGAGGCTCCGTAGCGTACCGCATCCACGAGGTGGGATGTCCAGTCGTGCACCGGGGTCTCCCCCGTGCGCACTCCGTCCTTGTCGAGCTTCCACTTGTGGGAGCTGAAGGCGTCGCTAACGCGCTTGGCTCCGTCGATGTTCACGTACACGCGGTCCCCCGCCATCATGTTCTGAAGGATGCGGATGGCGAAGTCCTGCGGCCGCTTCGGGACCGCCCCGATACCGACACCGGCCGCGTTCAGGTCCTGGATGACCGATGTGCCCGTGCTCGGGTTCCGCTGCATCCCGGCGGGGTCGCCGTAGTCCGCGCGCGTGCGCGTGCCCGGCGGGAACACCTGCTCCAGGGCTGCGTGGTATGCGTCGGCCCACATGGCCGCCGTCCAGTCTCGCGCCTCGATGGAGTGCAGGATGTACAGGTACGGGAGCTTCACCGGCTTCTGGCCCGGGACGGGCTCCACCTCGCGCCATGCCACCTGCGCGAAGATGCAGACGCCGGGGTCGCCGATGCCGAAGTCCCAGAAGCTGTAGAGCGGAAGCGACGGGTCGTAGTCCAGGTGCCGCATGAACTTGTCGGGGTCCCACTCGGGGAACACCCCGCCCTCGACGATGCCGACGAACTCGCCCAGGACCTCCTGGCGGTAGAAGCGGCCGCTGTACGACTGCTCCATCATGTCCAGGTAGTCGGCGTCCAGGTGCACGTTCTCGCGCATCGGGGCGTTGTACCAGCGGGCCTCCGGGTACTCTTTCCGGTGGTCGCCGTCGGGGTGGAACACGTGGTACATCCAGTCGAACCCATTGGGGGTGCTGGCGACCCATGCTCCGCGTGTGTACCCCGGCTGACGGAGGCGGCCCGTGAGCAGCTTCCAGTCGTTCAGGGTGACGTTCCGGCCCTCGTCGATGAAGGCCCACGTGTACTCGGGACCGCGGATGATATTGTCCGGGCGGTCCAGCGAGCGGAGTCGGATGATGGCCCCGTTCTTCAGGGTCAGTTCCTTCTCGGACTTCTTGTAGTCGCGCTCCCACTCGGCCAGGCCGGTGATGTGCATGACCTCCTGGAGCTTCGGGATGATGATGTCCCGCAGCGCCGGGTAGGACACGGCGGCGATGATGCCGTGGGGTGCGTGGTACACGCCAGGCGGCTTCGGCTGGAGGGCGAACTTCAGCCCCCGCGCGATGCCAGCCCAGGTCTTGCCGGAGCCCAGCCCGCCGATGTAGGCGCTGAACTTCTCGTCGCCTCGTACGAAGTCCTCTTGAGCCCCCGGGTTGAGCGAGAGCTTACGAGACACCGGCCAGGTCCCTCGGGTCGGACGGAACTACGATGTCCCAGTCATCGACCTCGATGCCCTTGCTCCGGTGGAAGATGCGGCAGGCCGCGAAGCCCGAGCCCCATGCGGCGCACAGTGCGGCGACCAGTAGCAGCTCCATGTCTCAGGTCCTCCCTGCGTTGTCCCGCGCGTTCCACTTGGTCTCGCGCCAGTCGCGCGCGTCGGTGTCGGTTCCGGCCACGTAGGGCGTGCCTGTCTTGGACGTGTGCGCGGTGGTCGCAGTCTCCGGCGACTTCCCAGTGCTCGGCCAGCCCTTGGCGCGGCGGCCGTGCACGATGTCTGCGATGCGGGTGGCTACGGTCACTTCTTCTCGCCCTTCTTGTAGCCGTGGGCGTACGCCGCCTTCGCTACCTCAGCTGCCTTCGCCCGGCTCTTGAACGGCCCCTTGCTCCCCCAGAACCACCCCTTCCCCTTCACGTACTTGATGGGCATGGTGTCCCTCCAGTGTCAGCGGGTACAGGTGGTCAGCGTACTTCAGGGCGTCACGCATCGCCTGGTGTGCCCGTCGGTCCGCGACCTGCTGAACCTGCGGGGTCTTGATGACGGCTTCCAGGGCCGCGATGAGCCAGTCGAGTAGTTCCTCCGTGAGCCTGTGCGTTCGGACTTGCGCGGCATGCGCGGGGTTCTGCGCCGGGTCCCCTGAGCCAGGGGCGTCCTCCGGGTTCCGTCCTTCTCGCCGGAACAGCGGCACCAGGGCCTCCCCTCACTACTCGAACAGGGCTTCGCCGTCCGCTGGAACGGCCGGTCCCTCGGGTTCCTCCTTGGGCTTGGTGCTGGCGGGGCGGCCGAGCTGCCACTCCAGCAGGCGCTGGAGCGCCGTCACGCGGGTCTCCAGCTTCAGCTCAGCGAAGTCCCCTTCGCCGAGCGCCGCGTCGATGAGTTCGCCGATGAGGCGGTCGGACTTACGGGCGATGGCGTCGCGGGCTCGCTCCTCGGGGGTCATGGCGGCCTTGCGACGCCGGACCTCCCCGGACCTCCTGCCAGCCTCTGCGGCCGATTCAGCCGTCCATCCGTTCTCGTTCGACACGTGTTCCTCCCCTTGGCTTCGCCCCCGTTAGCACTTGGTTTGGCGAAGCCGTTCAATAGCGAGA